ATGGAAGTAGAGGCCCGCAATGGCTAAGACCCCAGCATGGCAACGCAAAGAAGGCAAGTCTGAAGCCGGAGGCTTGAACGCCAAAGGCCGCGCTTCCTACAACGCTGCAAACCCCGGTAAGCCGGGGCTGAAAGCTCCGCAACCTGAAGGCGGTCCTCGTCGTGACAGCTTCTGTGCCCGGATGAAAGGGATGAAGAAAAAGCTGACGAGTGAGAAGACGGCAAAGGATCCCAATTCTCGCATCAACAAGAGCCTGAGGGCATGGAACTGTTGACATGAAAGCTGAACTCACAGAGCAGACCAAAACGGTCGTGGACGCCTTGTCCATCGTCACCGTGGTGGGTACACTACTCCAAGCGCTCCCGGCTCTCGCGGCCCTTTTCACCATCATCTGGACGGCGATCAGGATCTGGGAAACCGAGACCGTGCGTGGCCTGACCGGGCGCGGCAAGGCCAAAGATGCCGTACCGGAGTGAATCCCAGGCCCGCTTGATGCGGGCCGTTGCGCACAGCCCCAGCTTCGCCAAGAAGACGGGGATCCCCCAGGCCGTAGGCCGGAAGTTCGAGAGTCACCGGGCCGATGGCCCCAAGGAGCCTGAGATGATGAAGAAGCCCCTCCCCCCGTTCATGATGAAAGACAAGAAGCCCGCCGCCAAGAAGGCCGCACCGAAGGGCAAGCCGTTTGCCAAGGGCGGCGGTATCGAGTCCAAGGGCAAGACCAGGGGCAAGATGGTCAAGATGATGGGCGGCGGAAGCTGCAAGTAAGGAGAACGTGATGCCCAGGCACTACCGCACTCCTACGGCAGAAGAGACTGCCAAGCTGGACAAGTCCCGCGAGATGATGCAAAAAGGTATCGAGGGCGAGAAGGACTTCATGTCCAAGATCTCTACCACGATGGCGAAGTCAGCTCGGGATGAGCAACGCGCTGCCAAGAAGCTGCGGGAGTCGGTCTCCCCCGCTGCCCGCGAGGGTGAGGCGTACAACCGAGCAGGCTACGCCAAGGGCGGAGTCACCCGCGCCGATGGCTGCGTGACCAAGGGGCACACCAAGGGAAGGATGGTCTGAAATGGCTGAAACGCCCGAAGCGCGTCAAACGCGGCTTCGCGCTGCGCGTGAAGCATACGCCCGCGAATCGCGGAAAAATCCGTACGACGACCTATCGTTCGGGGCTGCGTTCAACAAAGCCAAGCGCGAAGGTCGCCGGGACTTTCCATGGCGTGGCGAGACCTACAGCACTGAGACGCAAGAAGAACGTACGCAAAAAGCGTACAGTGATACGTCTCGTAGACGGGACGTAGTGCCCGCGCCCGCGCCTTCGGCGCCGCCCCCGCTTCGCTCGTTGCTGGGCACCACGGCTCCCGAGGTCAAGGAAGACGCTCTGACGCGCATCGCGGGGCGTCAGCCGACCAAGAGACCTGAGCAGGAGCGGGACGAAGCCAGGGACCGCGCAATGACCGCGCTGAGCCTGATGGGAGGCTTGGGGGCCAACGTCGGACTTCGAGCGCTCGCGGGGCGTATGCGGGCGGGACAACCCGCCCCTGCCACGCGGAGTGGCGCCAGACGTTCTCCTGACGAGGAGCTGCAGGATCGCATCGAGCCCCCGTTCAAGAAGGGCGGCAAGGTCAAGACCTACGCCTCTGGTGGCAGCGTCAAGGGCTCGGGCTGCGAGCGGCGCGGCCTCAGGAAGTGCAAGGTGTACTGATGCGAGCCTCACGCGGCATGGGCGCCATCCGCCCGGAGTTGAAGAAGCCCAAGGGCATCCGTCGCAAGGACGGTGACAAGGTGGACCTCTACGCCGAAGGCGGGGAGACGAAGGTCAACGCCGCAGGCAACTACACCAAGCCGGGAATGCGGAAGGCGCTCTTCGAGCGCATCAAGGGCCAAGCGACCCAGGGAACGGCAGCGGGCCAGTGGTCCGCACGCAAGGCGCAACTTCTGGCGAAGCAGTACAAGGCCAAGGGCGGCGGGTACAAGGACTGACATGAAGGCTCCGCAGAAATCGCTCCGCGACTGGACAAGCCAAGAATGGCGTACCAAGTCGGGCAAACCGTCGTCCAAGACGGGAGAGCGGTATCTGCCCAAAGCAGCAATTGCGGCGCTGTCCCCTGCTGAGTACGCTGCAACGACCCGAGCCAAGCGTGCTGGTAAGGCCGCAGGCAAGCAGTTCGTGAAGCAGCCGCCCAAGGTAGCGACAAAGACCGCGAGATTCAGATGACAACCTCAGGCACCACCACCTTCAACCTCGACCTGAACGAAGCGGTCGAGGAAGCCTTCGAGCGTTGCGGCTCCGAGCTTCGCACGGGCTACGACCTGCGCACGGCACGGCGGTCCCTGAACCTCCTCTTCGCAGACTGGGCCAACCGGGGCGTGAACCTCTGGACGGTGGCCCAGGACACGATCAACCTGACGGAGGGCACGAACACCTACAACCTCCCGCAAAATACGGTGGATCTGCTGGAGCATGTGATCAGAACCGGCGCAGGGAACGTCTCCACGCAAGTGGATCTGACAATTACCCGAATCTCCGTCTCGACCTACTCGTCCATCCCGAACAAGCTCCAGCAGGCGCGGCCCATCCAGGTCTGGATCAACCGCCAAGCACCGACGCCAACCATCACCGTCTGGCCCACGCCTGACCAAACCGGCGTCTACCAGTTCGTGTACTGGTACTTGCGCCGCATTCAGGATGCGGGGGTCGGCGGGGAGTACACGCAGGATGTGCCGTTCCGCTTCCTTCCGTGCTTGGTCTCTGGCCTTGCGTACTATCTGGCGCTGAAGGTGCCGGGGGGCATGGAGCGGTTGCAGACGCTGAAAGCGCAGTACGATGAGGACTGGGATCGCGCTTCGACGGAAGACCGCGAAAAGGCCGCAGTGCGGTTCGTACCCAGGCAGCAGTTCATCGGGTAATCATGGCAAACCGCTTCGCAAATGGTAGAAAAGCGTTCGGCTTCTGCGACGTTTGTGGGTTTCGTTTTGACCTGAAGAAGCTCAAGAACCTCGTCGTCAAGACCAAGCAAACGCAGATCAAAGCCTGTCCGCAGTGTTGGACGCCCGACCAGCCACAACTGCAGTTGGGGATGTACCCAATTAGCGACCCACAAGCCATCCGCGATCCGCGTCCTGACACGAACACTTGGTATCAGTCGGGGGCCAACGGGCTGCAAACTGACACCGTTTCCGGCACTGGGCCGTTCCAAGACGGCTTCCCTGGCGAGGGTATGCTGGTCATTCAGTGGGGCTGGAACCCGATTGGTGGCGCCAGAGACTTCGACGCAGTCCTCACGCCGAATACCTTGGTGGGCAAGGGTGAGGTTGGGCAAGTCAGCATTCCCTAATCCGCCCATCGGCGGTATCATCTACACGGGCGCAGCCCGAAGGAGTGAACGATGAAGACCATGTCCCCCAAGCAAGCGGTCCACAAGCATGAGGCCGCGCTGCACCCGGGCAAACCCAAGACCAAGCTCGCCAAGGGTGGGGTCACCAACCAGATGCTGATGCAGTCGGGCCGCAACATGGCCCGCGTCGGCAACCAAGGCGCCGTTGGGCGCAAGGGGAAGTGACATGAAGGCCAAGCCCGTGCCCACCCCGGTGATCAACGCCCCCGCGCCCATGCCGCGCATGGTGGTGGGCAGCATCTCCACTTCCCCGGCCCCTGGCCCGAAGACGACCGGCATCAAGGTGCGAGGGGGCAAAGCCCAGACCAAGGGCTTCATGGCCCGGGGGCCGATGGCCTAAGCCATGGACTACGCTGCGCTCCAGGTTGCCGTTGAGGACACTGTCGAGAACACGTTCTCGGCGGTTGACTTTGCCAATCTGACTCGGCTTGCCGAGCAGAAGATCTACCAGACGGTCCAGCTTCCGATCCTGCGCAAGGACGCGGCGCTCCCGCTCACCAGCGGCGTGCAGACGGTCAACCTGCCGAGCGACTTCCTTGCGGCCTACAGCGTGGCGGTGTACTCGACGCTCCTCGGTGGCGGCGCCCGTGATTTCCTCCTGAACAAGGATGTGAATTTCATGCGGGAGAGCTATCCGAACCCAGCGACCACCGGCACGCCTCGGTACTACGCGCTGGACGGGACTGCAACGGGCAATGACTTGCTCCAGAAGATCATCCTCGGCCCTACGCCCGGTGCCAATCTCAGCCTGGACCTGAACTACTTCTACCAGCCGGAGAGCATCGTCACGGCCAGCAATACGTGGCTCGGGGACAACTTCGAGTCGGTGCTGGTGAACGCGGTCCTCGTTGAAGCAGCCCGGTTTATGAAGGCCGAACAGGACATCGTTCAGTTGTACGTCGGGCAGTTCAACGACTCCATCCTCCTGCTGAAGAACCTGGGTGATGGGAAAAACCGCATGGATGCCTACCGCAGCGGGCAAGTCAGGAACCCGGTGAAGTAAATGCCCATCCTTCAAGGTCTCTGTTCCTCCTTCAAGCAGGAGTCCTGGCTGGGTATCCACGACCTGGACACCGATGTCCTGAAGATGGCCCTTTACACGGCGAGCGCCGATCTCAGTCAGGCTACGACGGTGTACACCCTCACGGGTGAGGTGTCTGGCGCAGGGTACACCGCTGGCGGTGAGATCCTCACCGGGGTTCAAGTGTTGCTCTCTGGCACGACCGCCTATGTCACGTTTGACAATCCGACCTGGACCGGTGCTTCGTTTGTCTGCCGGGGCGGGCTGATCTACAACACCAGCAAGGCCGACCGAGCCATCGCTGTGCTCGACTTCGGTTCTGACAAGACCGCCTCGGGCAACTTCCCCATCCAGCTACCTGCGGCCACGGCCACCACAGCGCTCCTGCGCTTCGCTTGAGGTCACCATGCCAACCAGCTTCACCACCAACCTCCGTCTCTCTAACCCTGGCCTCGGGGATACGGGCTGGGGGGCCACCGTCAGCAACGGGATGATTGACCTGACGGATCAGGCGATTGCAGGGCAGGCTTCGGTGGATGTCTCTGGGGCGGGGCCTTTCATCCTGACGATGCCTGACGGCACCTCGGGCGATGCGCGGAACATGTTCCTGCGTTTCACGGGCACTCCGGGCGGGGCTCGTGAGGTTCAGGTCCCGACGAACCGCAAGCTGTACTTCGTCACCAACGACTCGGACGGTGCGGTCACCGTCAAGGTCTCCGGCCAGACGGGCGTGGTGGTGCCTGTCGGCGCATCCATGGCCCTGCGGATCAACGCGGCTGGGACGGATGTGGCGCAGGCCCTGACGCATCTCTCGGGCG